CAATTGACTGTGGCTCAATAGGTGTGGGTTCGAGTCCCACTGGTCGCCATTTAGGTATGGCAGGGTAGAGCAATAGTCGCTCGGCAGTCTCATAAGCTGTAGTTGGAGGTGCAATTCCTTCCCCCGCCACTTGACTTTTTTTATAAAGGTCTTATATTAAGTAAAAGGGTTCTGTCCGAACTTGGGCGGTCATTTTAAAAGTGGCTATATTTGATTTTACAAAATTTTTTAAAGAAACAACGAAGCAAGCCAAGCCTAAAGATAACGATGGTGATAAAAGTGTTTTATCAATAAGTGAATTCGTTAAAGAGCTTGGTATTGGTCGCGATGGCGTGATTGGTTCTTATGATACAGAAGAAAATCCTGATAGTTATGGTCCTGAAGATTATATAGCAATGCAGGATAACGATGGAGAGGTTAGGGGAATTATTAGGCTTCTCTCGTTGCCTATTATTTCTACTCCAATTCGTGTTATCCCAGCAGAAAACGATAATGGAGAAAGGGATTTTATAGAAACAGTTTTGATGGCTCCATATGAATTAGGCGGAATGACAACTCCATTTCCATTAATAATTGCAGACATGACGCGAGCCATTGCTGAAGGGTTTAGATTATATGAAAAGGTTGCGAGGATAATTCCAGATGGACCATATAAAAATAAAATTGGTTGGAGAAAATTAGCACCAAGAGACGCACAAACAATTGAGATTAAAGCAGACGAGCATGGTGGATTTGATGGCGCTCATCAAGAAGCTACTTTTGGTAGCAATTCTGTAAACGTAGATATACCAAAAGAAAAATGTGTGCTATTCACTTTTCAAAAAGAACGACATTGGCTTTATGGAGAATCTATTTTAAAAACTGCTTATTATCATTACGACAAGAAACATAAATTATATTATATTGCTCACAAAAAAGCAGAAATTGAAGCAATAGGATTAAAGATTTTAAAAGTTGGTCAAACTAAAACTGCTGCTGAACGAGCAGCCGCAGAAGACGTTGTAGATACAATCGGAGTTAATACTAGGATTACCTTACCTCCTGGAGTTGAATTAGATATTGAGCGTGGGTCTGGAGGATATGATCCACTTCCACTTATTAATCATCATAATCAGATGATGGCAAGGTCAGCACTTACTCAAGCAGTTGACCAAGTTAAATATGCATATCCATATGGAAAGGGAACATCATCTTCGCAATATTTAGCTTTGGCTATTGAATCAATTATGAGACAAATGGAAGCAACGATTAATAGTTATATTGTTACTCCGCTTATAGATTGGAATTTTAACTCTAAGGCATATCCAACTATTAAATTTGAAAAACTTAATGACATTTCTAAAGTTTTCTTAAGAGAAGTATTCCAAAAGATAATGCAAGCGAAAACTAAAATTCCTGATGGTTTTGTTGAGGAAGTTGTTAATGAAACTGCTAAAGAACTTAAGCTCGAATGGACAGCTGATAAAGATAATAATGAGAGAGATTATAAAAGAGAAGACGATGAAAAAGATGATGACAAAAATGACGAGCAAGAAGAAGAAAATGAAGGTGACAAAAAAGACGAAGATAAAAAAGATAATAAAGAAAACGATAAAGAAGAAAAACAGAAAAGCGCAACACCATTTAAATCATTTGAAGAAGGTAAGCGTAAAAAATCTGATATGTTGAGAATAAAAGCACCAAAAACTCCCAAAGAAATAAAAAATAAATTGTTAAAGATAAAAAATAATACTGAGCAAATAGCAGGGTGTTATGAGCTTGGTGAAAAATTTGCAACGTTATGGCAGAAGAAGACCCAAGAATAAAGATTTGTCCACAATGTGGGGCAAAGAATAATGGTGATAATAGTCATTGTGATAAATGTAGTTGGCCATTAGATTTGGCTGTACAAAAAGATGATTAATAAAATGTTAACATCAACTGATATTCCAGAACTACTTCAAACAGGAAACACAATTCCATTGCCTGGACGTATTTTGAATAATCCATATGGAACTTTAATCTGGGATAGAAAAAAGACTTCTATCTTAAGTCCATATTTAACAGATAAGTATATAAAGATTCCTATTTATTTTATAGAAAAAGATAGGGCATTAGGAATTATGATGTTGGGAAAGCCAACAAAATTAAGTATGAAAGAATCTAACGATATGCAGAAATCGCATATGTTAGATAAAAAAGAAATAGGTGAACGATGGCCAAGTGCTAAATTTTTATATAATTATCCGATAGAATTAATTTCTAAGTTTGATCCTCCAAAAGCTATTATTAGAAACGAAGATATTCAGACTTGGCTTTCAGTTGTAACATTTAAAGATACAGAGTTTAGTAGTCCTAACGAGTTAAGTGATAGTGAGTTATTTGAAACACATGGGAAATTACATAAAATGTGGTTTGCTCTTTCTGGGAATAAAGAAGACATTATTAATTATCATATAATTTTAAAAAGCGAAATTGTAAATAGAGAGTTTGAGCATGAGGATATTGATGAGCTTGATATATATGCTAGAAAAGCTCAGAAAAAACTTGGTGATAATATTTTAAAAATTGGTTTTTGTGGGACTAAGGGATCTATCAAAGAAGATAGCCCAGGGCATAAGATTAATACTGCAATTATTTTGCAGAATAAAGATAAAAGATTATTTATAAATTCTAGCGAGAAAAAATATAAAGATATTTTTAAGTTAAGTCCAGATTTTATAATTAATACTAAAGACAAATTTATTCCATATAAAACTATTAAATTTGGTCCATTTAGTGTTGTGCCAATCCCAGTTGTTGGTATTTCTAAAAAACAAAAATATACATTTTTAATTAAGGCAGTTGGTAAACGAGTTATTTATGCAGTTGATATTTTAAAATGGAATAAAAAAGATTTAAAAAAATATATTAAAAATATAGATTTGGCAATTATTAATGGGCATTCTTTATATAAAAATTTATCTAAAGATAATGCTAATATTTCTATAGAGCACCAACTTAAAGAATGGTATTCTACTAATAAGGTTAATAGAATTATAGTTGCTAATCTTGGCAAAAAGTCATTAAAAATTGGAGATGACGAGCTTGTCGCAAAAATGAGAGAAATGACAGATGTCTCGGTTGCAGTTGCTATTGATAATAAGGTTATTGATTTGAACGATGATTTTAAGGAATCATTTGAGAAAATTGCTTGACTCTAATTTTATATTATGTTAAATTTATCTAAAGTAAAATTTGAATTTCCACTTCATCTGAGTGAAAGAAATAAAGAGATGTTTATTCTTGAGGGATTTGCTGTTGCTAATGACTTTGATTTACAGAATGATATAATATCTGATAAAGCGTTGAGGAGAGCAGTTAAAGATTTTAAAGAAAATGGTGAATTTCGTTTACGTCATACAGAAGAAAAAATAGGTAAAATTCTAGATGTTAGATTTACCAAAGGTAAGATTTGGATAAAAACAATTATTACTGATTCATTAACAATCGAAAAAGTTAAGTCAGGAGAACTAAATTGTTTGTCCGTAGGAGGACAAATTAATGGTAGAAAGGTCGAAAGAATTTTTGCTCCTGATTTAAGAATATTAATAAATATAATTGACAATGTGCATTTTGAGGAAGTATCATTAGTTCCCCAGGGCGCACAACCACAAGCTAAAGCTATTAGATGGTACATTAAAAGTGCTGTTGATATGGCTGAAAAAACCATGAATAAGAAAAATTTAGACGAGGATCTTAAAAACTTAAAGGAAATTGAGGAAGATGCTGCAGATGGTAACGAAGAAGAAAGCGATGAAAGTATCGATAATAGTGAAGAAAAAGTTGAAAAGAAAAATCTTAGCGATGAAGAAGTAAAGGAAGAGGATAAAGAAGAAAAGGAAGACGAGAAAGAAGAGGATGTGAAAGATGAGAAAGAAGAAGATGTGAAAGACGAGAAAGAGGGAGATAAAGAAGTCGAAGAAGTTAAAGATGAAAAAGAAGAAGAGAAAGAAGAAGAAGAAGTTCCCGAAGAAGAGACTCCAGTAGCAGAAAGTAGCGAACCAACATATCGTGAGCCAGAGCAACAGTTATCAGACGGTAAAGATAAAAAAATTGTTTATCAAATCATGAATTCTAGTAATAATATTGAATTAGAAGATAAAAAGGATTTATCCGAATTCAAGAAAGAATTACTTAGAGTTGGAGAATGGAGACATAGTGCTAGTTCAAACGGAATGTTGAAAGTTACACAAGATACATTGAAAACTATTGTTAAGAATTTTAAGAATAAAGTTCTTGATAATGTGATGGTTCCGTTAGGACATCCATCAGAAGATGATCCAAGCAAAAATGTTGGGGAAGTAACTGATTTAAGTTTATCGAAAGATAATAATAAATTAATAGCAACGATTGATGTAAGAGAAAAATCAATTATTGGTAAAATTAAAGATAGATTAATTAAGGGAATATCTGCTAGCATTGCAGAAAATTATATGGAAAAAGATACTGGGAAACATGTTGGACCAGTTATATTCCATGCAGCGCTAGTTGGAGAACCATATGTTAAGGGAATGGCTGGCTTTGTTCCTCTTTCCGAGGAATTTAAAGATAGTACAGTTATTTCAATTATGAATATGGAAGAACCCTTGACATTAAATGACCTTAGCGATAGAGTAAACAAGATAGAAGAAAAATTAAGGTTAGGTGATGAATCTCTAGAAGAAGATACTTCAGAAGAAGTTTCAAAAGAAACTACTGCAGAAGAAACTTCAGACGAAAAACCTTTAGAAAAAGAAGATGAGTCTTCTGAAACTGACAGCGATGTCAAGGGGGAAGAGGAAAATTCTGAAACTGAAGAAAATAAGTCTGAGGAATCCGAAACTGAAGAATCAGAAACAGAGACGGAAGAAGCCAAAGATGAAGGAGTTGATTTGGCAGACGCCGAGAAATTGTATGATAGTCTTTTAAAAGATGGGAGAGTTACTCCCGCCGAGAAAGAACTTATTATACCACTTTTAGCTTCTAAGACTCAAATCGAGCTTTCAGAAAATGAAATGGTCGCCTCTGGAAAAGCATTATTTGATTATCTTATGAAGCAAGCCCCTAAAATTCCTTTATCAGAGAATGGAAGTACTGGTTCTCCAGAACAAAAGGAGAACGAGGAAAAAGTTCCTGAAGAAATAAGCGCAGTTCTTAGAGAGATGCAATTGAGCGAAGATGTACAGAAAGAAACATACAAGGCTTATAAAAAGGAAAAAGAGGTTGAAAAAGGTTCGACTCCCTTTTAATTTAATTTAAAAATTTAAAATGACAGCGTTAAGTGCAGACTTTGAAGCTAAACGACAGGATGGAATTCTTATTGATTTTCCGATTAAAGAAGACGAAAATATCTATAAGGGTGCGTTAACAATGACTACAGATGCTAATGGTTACTTATATGCGGGCGTAGATAGTGCCTCAGTAACTTTTGCAGGCATCGCAGCAGAAAAATCATTGGCAACAGACGTTACCACAGATAGTGATGGATTAAGAAGTGTTAGAGTGTTTAGAACTGGAGTATTTGAATTAGCAACAGGCCAAACATCTAGTCAGGCATGGGTCGGATTTAAGGTTTATATAACCGATTCTGGCGCAGTTGATTTAGCAGGAACAACTTCCAACGATTGTCTCGTTGGTGTATGTGTCGGCTATGTTAGTGCAAACCTGATTAAAGTTGATATCACTGGAGCTGCCTCTGACGGAGCATAATTATGTTAGTTAAAACAGATATACCAAAACTATTGTTAGCTGGCATGAAAAAAGAGTTCTTCCGAGTATATGACGAAGAAATCGTTGCCGCTTACGACAGAGTAGCTACCATTGTTAAATCAACCAAAAGCCAAGAAACGTATCCTTGGTTAGGTGCAGTTGCTAAGATAAAGCAGTGGAAAGACGAAAGGGTTCCTGAAGCATTGTTAGAACACAACTTTGTTGTGACTAATCGTGACTGGGAAGGAACAATCGCAGTGGACAGAAATGCAATCGAGGATGAGCAATATGGACAGATTACTATCCGAGTTCGTCAATTGGCCCAAGAAGCCAAACGATTTATCGGAGAATTAGTCTTTCAGTTGTTAGGAGAAGGAGATACATCAACTGGTAAAACAGGCACCAATTTTTCGGGGCTTGATATTACTTGTTATGATGGCAATCCATTCTTTTATGCAACACATTCAGAAGGCTCATCTGGCTCTCAATCAAATAAGGGAACAGCTGCAATTAGTTTTAGTGGTCTTCAGACTGCTATTACTACAATGAAAGGTATTAAGGACGATGCAGGAAAATTCTTGAATGTTAACCCAGATTTACTGGTAGTTAATCAATCAGATGAATTTGCTTGTAGAGAATTTCTTAATAGTACTTTTTATCCAGCAACCACAGCATCCGCTAACCCACAAAAGTTAGCAACTAATGTTCTGAAAGGAGCGTTAGACTTGTATGTGACCCCTTATGTTGAATCTGGGACATGGGTTGTATTAGACACAAAGAGTGTTGTTAAGCCATTGATTCTTCAATTAAGGAAGAAACCTGAGTTTACCACATTGCTTACTGGTCAAGATGCATATATGAGAAAGGAACTCTACTTTGGTGTAGACTTTCGATTGGAAGCCGCGTTTGTAATGTGGCAATATGCATACGGATCAAATTCTGGTTGGTAGCAAATAGCTTCAATAGTTAATAAATAAAGAATCCTCTAAGTTTTCCATCAAGGGAGGGCCCACTTGTATAAAGCCCAATGAACTTGATGGTATGGAGAGGCGGGGATTCGCTAGAGAGATTATGTCTCTCCAGATTTCTCTAGTTCGCCTTATTAATAGAGATTCCAAAAAAGAGATTCTATGACAAATAATAATTTTAAATACTCAATTTCATATTGGGATATAATGCTTAAGCAGAATACTGATTCTGCACGATTTATAAATGCCATTAGATGGCATTTTGTAGAGGAAACAAAGCCAAAGATGGTTTTAGATTATGGGTGTGGCGTTGGGTGGTTTAGAGCATTGGCTCCAGAAGGAACTGAAGTCGATACTTATGATATAGCCGATTGGCCACAAACAGGAATTCAACACGAACAATATGACCTAATTACATTTTGGGATGTTATAGAACACATTCCAGATTTAGAAATAATTAGGCCTTTTTTAGATAAAGCAAAGTATGTCGCGATATCTCTACCAATATTACCTGATGGTGCAGATTTTGGAACATGGAAACACAATAAGCCAGGAGAACATGTTAATGTTTTTACAAAAAAATCATTAAATGAACTTTTCGAAAAGTTTAATTTTGAATTCGTTAAGGGTGGATATCCAGAATGTTGTATAAGGGAAGATATTTATTCTGTATTATTTAAAAGAAAGACATGAAAATAATTGCTATAGGTGCTCATCTAGACGATATTGAAATAGGGGCAGGTGGCACTTTATCAAAATTAGTTGAAGATGGAAATGAAGTAAAAATGCTTGTTATGAGTGAGTCTGCTTTCGCTGATTTCGATGGAAACGTAATAAGAACTCGAGAACAGGCGATTACAGAAGGACATGCAGCTGCTGGTATTCTTGGGGCTGGATTTATTGAAATTTTAAATTTTCCGAATAAAGATATCCCATATAATTCAATAAGTGTTGAAATTATAGATAGTAATTTAACAAGTTTTAAGCCAGATTTGATTTTTACACATTCTCCGCATGATACACATCAAGACCACAGGAATACTGCATTAGCAACTATTTCTGCGGCTAGATATTTTAATAATATATTATTTTACGAACCATTCCATCCAGCAGGCAAATCATATATGCCACATAGACCACAAATCTATTTTGATATTACTAAAACTATTAATAAAAAGATTGAAATGCTCGAAGCCCATGAAAGCCAACTTAAAAAATATGGAAAAAATTGGATAAGGGCAATGATGGGAAGAGCTTCGCTTAGTGGATATGAGTGTGGCTCTGACTACGCAGAAACTTTTGAGTGTTTAAGATTAAAATTAAGTCAATTTAAACTAATATGAAAGTTGCAATTTTAGGAGATAGTTTTACAGACGAATATGTGTTTGGTGATGTCGAAAGACTTTCGCCAGAAGTTCCAGTTCCTGTTTTAGATGTTAAAAGGAGAGAAACTCGTGGAGGAGGTGCAATTTTAGTTGCAGATAATTTGCATGGATTAGGAATTGACCTTAATCTTTTTACTATTACTAATTTAAAACGAGAGTATAAGATTATTAGCCCAAAAGGATGTAGTGTGTTAAAGCAAACTAGATATATAGGAAATAATTTGCAACTTTTGAGAGTTGACGAGCCACCACATTATCTTAAACAAAACTTGAAAGAATTAGTTTATCCAACATTTGATGATTTCGATATTATTGTTTTTGTTGATTATGATAAAGGAATTATAACTAGTGGAAGCGCTACAATTGTTGATACTAGAGAAAGAGATTTATCTGTTTTCGAAGGTAGCGAAATTTTAAGAATGAATCAAAGAGAATTCTCTGATACTTATAATCGTGATATTTTTGAAAAAGCATTTATAACAAAAGGTAAGGAAGGAATGGATTTTTATGAAAATGGTGAATTTGTTGAAAACGAACCAACTAAAACTAAAGATGTGGTTGATTTATCTGGCGCAGGAGCCACTGTAACTGCTGTATTAGCATACTGTATTATTAAGGGTATTAGAAACCCTAAAAGAATAATGAAGTTAGCGAATAAGGCTGCTGGTATTACTATTAGCAAGTTTGGAACTAGTCCAATTACTTATAAAGAATTATTCAATGATTAAAGCAAAGATAATTAAAAGAAGATGGGGAAGAGAAGAGATAATCGCTGATAGTGATTATTCGGTTAAGCGATTAGTCATATCTGGTGGATATAGAACGCCACTACAATCGTATAAAAATAAGAAAAAAACTTTTTATTTATATCGTGGACAAGCAGTTGCTGAAGTTGGGAACAAAAAAGAACAAATGGGATATGAAGACATCTTAGAAGTTCCAAAAAATACATTATATCGATTTAATGCCATTAAGAGTTCTGAAATTATAGAGTTTTCGTTTGGAGACAACGATGATTCTTATGTAAAAGAACCAGCGAGCAAAACTATGCTTAGAAAGGCATATGATTATGATGGAGTAGTATCTCAGGGCGTAAAGCCAGAGGTCGGCACACCAATTATAACTGGTAGATGTTGGGAGGAGGTAGATAGGATTCCTGATAAAAGTTTAAAATTATATCATCCTATTTATTATAATCCAGTTTCTTTATCTAAAAAAACTACAAAGAGTGAAATGGAATGGAAAGCTAAAATGATTAATGAATTAGGTATCGAAGAATATTACGAAGATACGCCAGAAATTATAGAATATTTAAAAATTAAATGTAAAAATTGTAACATTATAAAAATATGAAAACAGCAGAATATGCAAGAATGGGTCATCCAGATAGGGTTTGCGATATTATCGCTGATTCTTTACTAGATGCATTCATAAAAGAAGACAATAATTCGAGGGTAGCTATTGAGGTTTTCGGATGTCATGGAATTATTACCGTTGGAGGAGAGGTGACTACTAATGGATATATTAATATAACAGAAATAGTAAAAAATGTTTATAAAGAAATTGGTTATTTTGACGAGATAGGGGTTCAAGTTAATGTAGTTAATCAATCCAAAGAAATCAAAAAATTAGCAGACGATGGCGCTGGAGATTCTGGCATAGTAACTGGATATGCCACAAACGAAACATTAGAAATGTTACCATTAGAAGTAGCATTAGCAAAGAGAATAGCAAATTATCTTGATACTTTGGTTTATTCTTGGATTTTGCCAGATGGTAAGGTTCAAGTTACAATAGAAAATGAAAATATATTAAATATAACTCTTGCGATTCAAACAAAATATGGAAATATTCCTCTAGACACTAGATCGATGATGAATGACATAGTAGGAGAATATATGACTAAGGAAACAACAATAAATACAATTCCATTCAAAAGTGGTGGATTCGAAGCAGATGTTGGACTAACTGGGAGAAAAAATGTTTTGTGATATGGTCCAAGAATTCCAATTGGTGGAGGGGCATTTGCTGGGAAAGATGGTACTAAAGTTGATAGAAGTGGTGCTTATTGGGCACGGAAAATAGCAGTAGAACAAGTAAAAGATGGACGTAATGAATGTTTAGTAGAAATTGCTTTTGTTATTGGACAAGATAAACCTATCTCATGTACGATAAACGGAGAAGATATGAATACTGTGAATGTTGGCACAATGATAGAAGAATTAAAATTAAAGAAACCATTATTTAAAATGGCTAGCATAAAAGGACATTTTGGATATAACGAATGTCTTTGGGAATAATTAATTAAAAATTACATGAAAAAGAAAAAGATTCTTATTACTGGTGCTTATGGTTTTATAGGTTCTAATTTAGTAAAAGCATTCCAAGACAAATATAATATCGTTTGTTATGATAAAGATATTTGTGATGGAATAAAGATAAAAAATGATTTTGATATTATTTATCATTTAGCTGCTAATTCTGATACTAGATTTCCTGACGATGTAGAGATGTATCGTAATAATATCCTTTCGTTTTTAGAAGTATTAAGGTTCGCACTACCGAAGAAAACTAGAGTTATATATGCTTCTTCGGCCGCGATATATGGAAACAAAAAGGGAGAGTCTGTAATAAATGCTTATGCAAATTCTAAAAGACTAATAGACGAAATAGCAAAACAATTTTTCAATAAATTGCCATTAGTAGGATTAAGACCATTTAATGTATACGGACCAGGAGAATTACAAAAAGAAAAAATGGCTAGTATGATAACACAATGGAGAACTCAGATATTAGAAGGCAAAAGACCTATTATTTTTAAAGGGAAATTTAGAAGAGACTTTATTTATGTTAAAGATATCATTAGGGGAATGGAACAAGCGATAAAACTAAAAAGTGGAATTTATGATTTAGGAACTGGCAAGGCAACTGATTTTAGAAAGATTTTGGAACTTGTAATTAAAAATCTCAATGTCAAGGTTAAGCCAAAATTTGTAAAAAATCCTTATCTTGGGAAATATCAAGAATTTACTAAAGCAGATATTTCTTGGGGATTTAAACCAAAATATATGCCAGA